TTCCACATGGAAATCAAAACCCGCGAAATGTACCGCCAGCTCTGCAACATGATGGGGCAGAGCTACGGCGTGGCCAGTGTGAACGAGCAGTTCGCCGTCACCCCCGCCATCCAGCAGGAGCTGGTCTCCAAGATCGTGGAGAAGGCTGAATTTCTCGGCCTGATCAACTACCTCGTTGTCCGCGACAAGACCGGCCAGGTGATCCTCGGCTACGCCTCCAGCCCCGTCTCCGGTCGTACCGACACCTCCGGCGGCGCGTCCCGCGTGCCCAAGAACGTGCTGGGCATGGACCCCAAGAACTACGTTCTGAACAAGACCAACGCCGACGTCGCCCTCCCCTACGACACCATGGACTCCTGGTCCGCCTTCCCCGACCTGAACGACAAGTACACCGGTTGGGTGTGGGAGCGCATCGGCTCCGACCGCGAGCTGATCGGCTGGTACGGCGAGTCCGCTGCCGCCGACACCGACATTGAGACCTATCCGCTGCTCCAGGACGTGAACAAGGGCTGGATGCAGTACATGCGCGAGAATGAACCCGGCAACATCATCGTTGAGGGTGTGGAGGCGTCCGGCGTCATCAAGATCGGCACCGGCGGCGACTACACCAACCTGGACCACGCCGTCTCCGACATGAAGCGGCTCATCCCCCGGCATCTGCGCAAGGACCTCATCGTCCTGGTCGGCGACGACCTGGTCAGCGAGGAGCATGCCCAGCTCATGGCCGCCATCGGCATGGACCCGCAGAACAAGGTCCTGGCCAAGTCCGCCATGACGCTCATCGGCGGACTGCCATGGATGACCCCGTCCAATTTCCCTCCGCGCGGGCTTGTGGTCACCTCCCTGTCCAACCTGTCCATCTACGTTCAGCGCGGGAGCTGGAGGCGTCACCTCAAGGACAACCCCGAACGCGACCAGGTCGAGGACTACAACTCCTTCAACGAGGGGTACGTGGTCGAAGCGACCGAAGCCTTCGTCGCCCTGGAATTCAAGGACGACAACGTCAAGATCACCCGCGACGGCGGCACCACCTGGGAATAGCCCCTGACTTAAACGAGGGGGCGGGCGACTGCCCCCTCGCATAACCAAACGCTGGAGGAGCAAATCAATGAGTATCGCACAACGCTGGAAGGAACGGGTCAAGAAAGGCGAGGCCGGAACCCCGGTCGAAGCGGTCGCCAGCGGCAAGGGGACCATGGGCAAGAGCAAATTCCTGGCCCTGTTGGACTCGGCCCTGGCCGTCTCCCTGGCGGCGCTCTCGGAGCTGCGGTCCAAGACCGACAAGATCGCGCACAAGCGCGACAAGCTGCTGCCCGAATTCGAGGACTACGTCTCCCGGCTCATGGGCGCGGGTTGGGTCCACGACCTCCTGCCCCTGTACATGGTCTGGTGCCTGGACTGCGGGGCCATCGAGCAGGGACTCAAGGTCTGCAGATACTGCCTGGGTAAGGACATCGATATGCCGGAAGGCAGCTTCAATCGTCCCATCCCGGTCATCGTCGCCGACCTGGTCCACGATTGGGCCGAGGAGCAGTTCAAGGTAAAGGCCAGCGCCGCCCCCTATTTCGACGAGGTCTACGACCTTGTGGCCTCCTCCTCCGGGACCGACACCTGGGCCATGCCCGATCCGGTCCGCGCCAAGTATTTCCGCCTCAAGGGTCTCATCGAAAACGAGGCCGGAAACCTCGCCTCCGCCCGCGACAACCTCCAGAAGGCCCTGGACCTCAAGGCCCAGGTCAAGACCGTGCTGGCCGAGGTGCTCAAGAAGATCGAGGCCGAGGCAGACGCCGATGGTGGTTCCGAGGACAACGCCTAGCTCCTCCACACGCCGCTGCCCCCAAGGTCCGCGCGGGCACTAGCCTGGACGCGGGCCGACGGGGGCAGCCAACAAAGGACACGACGACATGAGCTTCTCCGGCCAGGTGACCACCAACTCCACGACCATCGTCTCCAATGACGGATGGTGGCCCGACCTGGGCGTTGCCGACTTCCAGGCGCGCTACAGGCTGCCCCAGGACTACGCCGAAGAGGTCCTCGTTGACGGGCTGCAGCTCGCCATGGCCTGGGCAAACCGGCAGCTCTCCACCTGGAGGGCGACCGACACCGCCGCCGTCGCCGCCGCCAACCTGGACGCCGTTGACGCCCCCCAGCTCGGCGATGAGTCGGTGCTGCTCATCCACTACCGCCGGGCCGTGTTCAGCCACGCCAAGGCCTACGCCATGCGGCAGTTCCCGACCATCGACCGACGCGACACCGCCAACAACGAAGCCAAGGAAGGTCCCGACACCGAGGCGAAGTTCCTGGAGTACGCGCAACAGGCCATCGCCGACTTCCTCGGCGTGGGCCGCATCTGTGTGGAGTTGCTATGAGACTGCTGCGGGCGCTCACCTCTGCTCTCCAGAACGCCGGAGCCTGTGGCCGCGCGCTTCACTCCTTTGTTGACCAGGGCGTCATCGTCCCGGTCGGCTCCGACCTCGGCCATGGCATCGTGGTGGGCCGCATCAAGTACGACGCGGTCATCCAGATCGAGGGCTACAAGGACGACGGAATCCTGTTCGTGGCCTTCGTCACCGCATGGCTCCAAGACAACGATCCGGACCGCGACCGGCTCGGCCTTGCCGACCCGGAGGTGGACATCACCCTGGAGGGGCGCGGCACAGCGGACATAGACCTGTCCATCGAATTCGACGAGCCGCTGGAACTGGTCCCGGACGAGGCCGGTCCCATCTCCTACAACGGGCGGCGCTGGCGCGTGGCCGACGTCCCCATCGACGTAGCCGAATCCCTGGACGACATGGAGGGCAGCGCCGATGCCGAATAGCCCACTGCGCCTGGACACCGACCGCGCCGGTCGGCTCCACCTTGACGAGCAGCTCCACCTTCTTTCCCTGCCCCGCAGGACCCGCCGCAACATCACCATGCGCATGGGCCGCAGCGTCATCAAGGACGCCAAGGCGAACATCCGGCAGCAGCGGAGCATCCACGGCGGCTCCATGGAGCCGCGCAAGGACACCCGGAAGAAGCGCAAGATGCTGCGCGGATTCGGGCGCGGCCTCAAGCCCTACATGCGCGGCTCTGACCGCGTGGACGTAACCTGGGGCAACCCGCTGACCGCCAAGCTCGCCGACCGGCACCAGAACGGCATCGCCGAGCCGTGGACCGCAGACAAGGCCAGGAAGATCTACGGCATCCCGGACTACTCCAAGCCCGCCACCCGTGCCCAGGCCAAGTCGCTGCTGGCCGAGGGCTACCGGCTCCGTGTGCGCAGAGGGAGCGGCAAGGGCTGCACCCTGCGCCGGGTGTCCGTGAAGTGGATCACCGAGAACCTGTCGCGCGGTCAGGCCGGTCTCATCCTCCGGGCCATGCGCGACGAGTCCAAGCACGGCAAGCAGCGCTGGAGCGTCGAGCCTGCCGCCCGTCCGTTTCTCGGCCCGAAGCCGGGCGCGGAAAACGAATTTCTCAACGATATTGCCAGGGAAGCCTTGGCTGCCATCAACCGCTAAAAGGAGTACGCCATGTCGCTGGGCACGGTTCAAGTCAACAAACTCAATCTGCTGCAGGGGGAAATCTCGGACGTCGAGCGTCTCTTCCTGTTCATCGGGCGCGGGGCCGGGACTAACGAGGGCCAGCTCCTGAACGTCAACAACGACTCCGACCTCGACGAGCTGCTCGGCGCTGCCGACAGCAACCTCAAGGTCCAGGTGGAGGCTGCCAAGCTCAATGCCGGGCAGAACTGGAACGCTGCGATCATCCCCCTGGCCGAGGCCGCGACCTGGGCCGACGCCGTGGACTTCGCCATGGAGAACATGAGCTGCGAGGCCATCGTCATCACCGACCCGGTGACCACCTCCGCCGAGATCGAGGCCATGCACGCCAAGGCCGAATCCATCATGGGGCAGTACATGCGGCCCATGATCTTCATCCCCACCTGCGAACCCATCGACCCGGTAACCGAGACCTGGGCCGAATTCACGACCGCCAGGAACGGGCTGCTGGACGGCCTGGCCTGCGACCAGGTCAACCCCGTCTGCTCCATCTGGGACGACGACCAGGGCGTCTACGCGGGGCGGTTGTGCGACTCCTCGGTCACCGTGGCCGACACCCCCATGCGCGTCATCACCGGCGCGGTGGTCGGGGTACGCTCCGTGAAACCCGTTGACGTCAACGACGCGGAAGTCTCCATGGCGACCCTGGCCGCCCTGGACGGCGGGCGCTGGACCGTGCCGCAGTGGTATCCGGATTACCCCGGCGTCTACTTCGGCGATGGCAACGTCCTGGATGTCCCCGGCGGCGACTATCAGGTGATCGAGAACCTGCGGGTGGTCCACAAGGCCATGCGCAAGGTCTACCCCCTGGCCGTGGCAAAGATCGGCGACCGCAAGCTGAATTCCACCCCCAGCTCCATCGCCTACCATGAGTCCTACTTCATGCGGCCCCTGCGCGAGATGAGCAAGTCCACCACCATCCTGGGCATCCAGTTCCCCGGCGAGATCGAGCCGCCCAAGGACGGCGACATCGTCATCTCCTGGCCCTCCAAGACCTCGGTCTCCATCTACATGGTGGTGCGGCCCTACAACTGCCCCAAGACCATCACCTGCAACATCCTGTTGGACCTGACCAACTACGCTGAATAGGAGGCGTCATCATGAGTCGTATCGGCGGAAAGAATTTCGACATCAACATCGGCGACCTGTCCGTCCATGTGGAGAAGGCGTCCCTGTCCATCACCGACAACTCCGCCCCGGCCAAGGACCGTGGGGTGCCCAACGGTTACGTTGAGGGCGACGTCGAGGCGTCCGGCGAGATCGAGGTGGACGCCACCGGCCTGTCGCTCATCTCCGAGGCCGCCAAGTCCGCCGGGTCGTGGCGGGAGCTGGAACCCTTCGACTGCGTTTTCTACGCCAAGGGGTCGTCCGGAGAAGAAATCAAGGTCGAGGCGTTCGGCTGCAAGCTCAAGATCGAGTCCCTGCTCGACATCGACTCCAAGGGCGGCGAGAAGCACCTCTCCAAGCTCCCCTTCGACGTCACCAGCCCGGACTTCGTTCGCATCAACGGCGTGCCGTACCTGGCCGCAGACGAAACCAAGGACCTGGTCTAGGCCGTGGCGGACTTCTGCGACGTCGGCAGCGACATGGAGCGCGTGGCCCGCGAAGCGGCCATCGCCAACGCTGGCCTGAAACACACCGGCAGGCCCAGCCGGGAGACCTGCGCCGAATGCGGCGCGGTCATCCCGGAACCCCGTCGTAAAGCCATCCCCGGCGTGGAACTCTGCGTGAGGTGCCAGGCCGGGTCGGAGGACGCATGATCACCTTCGTTGACATCATCCGCGTGGAAAAATCGGACGCCGGGACCTTCGGGGTATGCCTCCTGGACGGAAAGGCTTTTTGCGTGACCCTCGAACCGGAGGACCGCGACAACGCCGAAGGCGTGTCCTGCATCCCGGAGGGCGAGTACATCGCCCGGCGGGTCAACTCGCCCCGCTACGGCGACACCTTCGAGGTCACCGGCGTCCCCGGTCGCACCCACATCCTGTTTCATGCCGGGAACGTCGAAGACGACACCAGGGGGTGCGTCCTCCTGGGGCGCAACTTCGGCGCGCTCGGAGAGCAGCGGGCGGTTCTCAGCTCCGGCAACACCTTCAAGAGCTTCATGCTGGCCATGCTCAACAACGACTCCTTCCGCGTCCGCATCCGGGACGCTTCGGAGGTATCCGCATGAGCTTCTTCTCCGCGATCACCGACTTCCTCGGCGGCGGCATCGTCAAGTCCATCACCGACACGGTCAAGGAATACTTCCCCCCGTCCATGAGCGACAAGGAGAAGGCGGACCTTGCCGCCCGGCTGCGCGAGGTGGAGTACGCCCGCGAAAAGGCGCTGCTCACCCTGGCAGTTGAAGCGGACAAGGAAGTCACCAGACGCGCCGCCGAGCTGGAGGGCACGGCCAAGGACCTCAAAACCATTCCGGTCATCGGCCCGCTGATCATCTTCGTGCGCGGCTGCCTGCGCCCGGCCTTCGGCTGCTTCACCCTGTTCACCGACTGGTCCATCTTCAGCAGCGCATGGAAGGTCAACATGACAACGGACACCGGGGCGTACACGGCGGAAGGGTTGCTTGTCCTGGCCATGAACGTGCTGGTCCTCGGATTCCTCTTCGGGGAGCGCACGGTCCAGAACCTCATGCCCCTGTTCACCCGGTTCATGGAGGCCAGAAAGTGAGCGCAATGGACCGGGAGGACATGCAGGTCATGCTCGCCCGCATCGACGAGCGGGTGAAGGACATCCAGAAGGACGTCAAGGAGATCAACGACTCCCGAAAATGCGCCGCGCACGGCGTGAAAATCAAATTTCTTGAGCGCATGGTCTGGGGCTGCACGGCGGCCGTCGCCACCCTCGGCCTGCGCTCCCTGTTCGAGATGCTCAAACGATAACCCATGGAGGAGACAACCATGCAGAAGAACATCGTCCTGGAGATCAACAAC